ATACCTCGTCTCTGTTGAATGTCAGCCAACGCTGGGTTGATGACGCTTCGTACGGCGTTCCAAGTGATGGGGTCGTTCGGCTCAAACACAAACCTACGGGCGGCTTGTAGTACAAGTCTGCGTAAGTAAATCATCAAGCGACGAACATTAATTCTGTCCAGAGCAGTAGATGCTCTTTGAGTTGTTTTTTGTCCGTAAATAACAATTCCATCTTGGAGGAACTTGGTTACCGGGTTAACGACATTCCCAGGACCATAGAGAGCGTCTCTGTCGCCTTGGTTGAGTTGTACCTCAACATCAGTCGGCTTAGTCAGACGACCTCTACGCAAGCCAGCAGGGGCAAACCATGGGTCCGATACTTCATCAGTGAAGCACATCTGGCCGATAGCGAAGATTGACGGGTCGAACCAGGTATCCGCACCAGTGTAAGTATTAAAGGATTTTACCCACGGCCAGTATAGAGCAGCGTAGCTACTGTTTAGAGAGGTGGTTCTACCAGTTCCTTGACCGTTAGACCACGCAATAGCTTGTTGCGCACTTCTAAATCCTACAGGAGGAGATACAACCGCAATAAAGTTTTGAGTAGTTTCAGCTAAACTAACTAGTTCGTTTTGTACGTTCTGGTCAGTTACACCCGGAACAGCAGCCATAGTAACCGGAGTTGCTTCCGAGTCCAAAGCCCGAAGACCTTGGGCGGGAGTTTGGCCAATCAGCGCCGTTCTTACATCAGAGTTACTTATGTTACCTCCGTAATCCGAAGCATCGCCATTCTTACCTCCAGAAAGGTTGAAGTAAATGTTCTGGTTATTGGCAGTACCATCTAAAGAGAGGCAACGGAATGCATGTGCGGCGGTCCCGACTTCGCTGCCCTTACCCTTACCTATTTGGTAAGCGGTTGAAATCGTAGTACCTCCCGCAAAGGTGGTCGGCTCAGTCCAGGTATTAGTTCCAGAAGGTTCAATACTAGCATCATACTGGTAGAAGTTACCTTTCACGTACGGGGAGACAGCATTAACAAGTCCTTGGTTAAGAACGTCTTCCGGCCATAGGCTGGTTGCTGAGGCGGTACCAGTGGGCTTCCATAAACCCATATCGTAGCTTTCTTCCAGACCTCCCTCGGAATAGACGTTAGTTACGAAACGTCCTTGGTCGTTAGTATGGACAATATCTGCTTGAAGACCACGGTACTGTAACCCACCCGTTAAGTTCACTGCGGAGTAGTTATAACCTAGTCCTGGGTACAGGGAATTTATTTGATAAGCACCTGCTTGAGTCGCATCGACGTAATCAAGAAGAGCGCCCGAAGGTACGTTTCCAGTCCAAGCGTCATCATCATATCCCAACGCGGTGGCTTGCGCTGCTTCTAGTACACAGGCACTACCGCCGAAGAAGGTAGTAGGACCAGTCGCCATATCAGGAACAACAAAGAAAGGCTGGGCGGATACGGCTCCTAGACTGCTATCTGAGTCGATGGTTGCCGCAGCCGACCATATGAAGTCATTAACATCGAGTGGTTGGCCTGATAACCAAGTTCCAGTAAAATCAAATTGACCTCGGGCTCCGCCTCCAATGCTAAGAGAAGAGGAGATAAACGTGTTGATTGTAAGTCGTGAAGTGTTGCTCGCAGTTGCACCAGGTTCTTTTGCCACAAGCATACCACTTGTAGCGCCGTAACCACTAGGAATGAAGGAAACCGGTCCAGTAGTTGGGTTAACTGCCTCTCCAAGACCAGCCTGTAGGGCGTCCTGCCACAGGTCAGTGGTCATTCCAGTCGCGTTTAAAGGTGCTGGCATAGCAGCTAGTGCAGAAGCGTATGGGCGGTCGCGATAAGCGTAGAAAGTAGCGGTGTTCCCAACGGATACGCCGTTCTTATCCCAAGCATTCACATCAAACCTATAAGCTACAGTGCCATTTGCCAGTCCAGTAAAAGCACCCATGTTTACAGCCACGTTTGGGTGGGTCACCAAAGGAATAGTGTATCTAGCAGCTTTAGCTTCACTGGTCGCGGCGCGAACGTAATAAACTTGGTTAGTTTTTTGCAGAATCTCCAAAGCTGCATAAATACCTTGACCGCCATTCACTAGGTCAGGAGTACCAAACTCCCGAATCACTTGGGCAGGGTTGGTTAGGAGTGTTGGGGTGTCAACAGGACCGCGAGAAGCAAATCCTACCAAACCAACGATAGACGGATTGACAGAAGGAGCGTAATCAGATACGTCCTTTTCAATCGTATAAACACCAGGGGAAACGAAGTTAGCCATATTTTACCTTAAATTATGTTGAGAAGATGTCTTTTCTGAAGTTCCAGACAAAGGTCTGTGATTGATTTTTCTGGAACAGAAATCTTCTGTCCGGCAGATAAGCAGATATGTTCAAACAAGCGACCGGACTTTAGAACAATTTCTAAATCCTGTCCTGCGATATTTACAATTGTACGGTTCTTCATAAACTTCTTCCTCTTTAGTATTTAGTTAATTGAGGGGTAAAAAAAGTCGTATTTTTAAAAATTAACTAGGAGGAAGGGGGAGGTACAACTACAGTTTCTGAGCCAGAGGTAGAGAGGATAGAGGTTGAGGGGGTGCCAGTTCCAGAAAACGCGATATCGGTCTTCAGCTCTACGTCATATCGCATCTCTCTGATGGCTCCGTTGCTTTGAATCATGTACTTTCTGGTAGGCATCCATGTCTCTACTTCAAAGGTGACGGTTTTCTTGATGATTCGGTCTTCTCTATCAGGTACGGTCAAAGTAGAGTTGTCAGATACAGCGGTAATAAATGCTGGTGCGTTGGTGAGGAAATCGGTCCCTACTCTTAATTGAGGTCGAAACTTATTCATCACATACTCAATAAGCTGGTTCATGTCCTCCACGTACCTTGCCCATAAATTTAACTGGTAAGATACTTTAACAGCTTTAGGGGACATCGCTGCTACACGCGTGTACCTCATGCTTTTTTTGTCGCGAATCGTCCAGAACTCGATATCCGTATTAGGTTTTCTTCTTTCAAAATCTTCTACGGTGTCGGAGATAGCTAACGTCATTTGAGGTAGCGTTAGGTTACGAGTCTTGAAAAGCATCGCAATAGCTCTTTCATAGTTAGCATACGAAACCGTAACCGGCTGTACCTCGTTATCACTTCCTATGATTTGTGCGTCAGAAAAAATATTTAAAAGTTCTCTTGAGGTCTTTCTATAAAACTCTAAACTTCTAAAGTTTTTATTTTCTCTTTCAAAGATTTGGCGCTTGATAGCAAAAACATTGGATAGGCGCTTACCGTTATAAAACGTTTCCCTGGTACCATCCACCATAGGAGGATACCTATCATACGGAGGTCCAGATACTTCAACCATTAGTAAGTAGAGAATACGGCTGGCTCTTCAATCTCTTGTAGTAATTGATTTTCAAGCAGTTCCATCTCCCTTTGAGATTCTGCGATAAGTGCAGGACCGTTGAGTTGTGCGCCTCCTTGCGGAGATGGGAGAGTAGCGTACTTACCTCTAATCTCACCTAGAATACCTTTAGCAATAGCTAGAGTATACCTTTGGAGCCAGCTGATGAAGTAATGGTGCAGGGTGTCTGAGTTAAGACATTTATATTCAATAACTACACTTTCAGAACCACCGGCTGCTGGGGTGGGGTATACCATAAGATACTTGTTGTTTATGATTTGGAAAGACCCTTCTCGCCCCAGAATCTTTCTAATAGATTTGAGGTGCATCTTCATTAGGAGGAAATCGCTAATCGCAAAATCCTGGAACAGGAAGTTATCCTGGAAATACTTAATGAAGAAGTCCATCTCAAGGGACTGTCCAGCTAGGGGTACGCTCAGTAGAGATTTCTTGTAAGCAGCATACCTAAAGTTGTTTACGATAAACGATGGCATTTCGTACATATTCGCACCAGCCACAGTCTTAAAAGCACATAGTTGTGTACACCAATCCGGTGCGTGGTAGTCCAACTTACTTATCGCTTCGTCAATAGCCGTTAAGATTTGAAAGTCGTCAAGCTCAACTCGCACAACCGGGTAACCCAAACGTGATTTAACCCAGTCTTTAATAATCAAATAAAACCTATTAAACTCTACGTCCTCCGAAAAGTACCTACGATTTAATGAGTCGTAGGGAATATCCCCAGAAGGAGCCGTAATATTGGAAACGTTAGACCCTGCGCCATAACGGTCTACTAAAAAGGGTCCCCATTGGAAATTAGGTTTTACTGGTCCACTAGACATGCTACTATTATATATGGAAGAAGCCCAGCCAAAATAGCTGGGCTTCTTTTATTACTATACTAAGAAGTCTTAGTAGTTGTCGTAGGTAGTCGTACCCAGTGACGAAGCCTTCATGAACGGAGTCGTCAGGTAACGGCTATCAGCACCAACAATACGGATGATACGGTAGAACCTTGAAGCAGGGTTAATTTGAGCAGTCGCATAGCGAGTAATCAAGCCCTTTCTTGGTTGGAACGTTTGTGGGTCCGTGATAGTTGGAAGCATTTGCAGTGGGATGTACGGAGCGTACACAAAGCCAGCATCCATCGGGGAAGCACCTTTGTAACCTACAAGCATCTCATCTTCAGGGTAGAGCGGGTCAACGTAAACATCGTACTGACCCATCCACTTACCTTTGTAGGTAATCGAGGCACCTAGTTGACCAGCTTCACCACTATCAATACCACCTTCTAGTTTAGCAGCAGACTGGAGCATCGCAGCCACGAATGGCGAACAGATGACGTAGTTTGCAGCAGAACGTAAAGTAGTTCTGTAGATGTCTTGTGATGCGAAGTTAACAACAGCAATCAAGTTACTGTAAACCTCACCTACGTGACGAGGAGCAAGTCCAAGTGCGGTAGTACCGAAGTCAACGAAGAATACGTTGGAACCCAAATCAGAACCAGTTGGCATACCAGCACCAGCACCAGTGTTACTACCCATACCATAATCGTTAGGGGTATAAGCGGCGTTGGCGTTAGTGCCGAACGGTTGGTCGTAAGTGAAGCTACCTTGGGCACCAGTGCCACCGGGATTGGGACCGCCGCCTTGTGGTAAGCCAGTGTTACCGAAGTCGTTAGAGTTACCGCCGTTAGTGTAAGCATCCCATTCAGCACCATTCAAGCCTGGAACGATACCATAGGCTAGGGTGCGGATGGACTCAACGATTTCACGGTCGATTTCCAAAGCAACTTCCTTAGAAAGAAGCTCAGTCAATTCGCGCTCAAGGTCAAGGTTGTGGTATGCACGAAGGTCTTGAGAAGCTTCCAACGTCCATAGGGCGCGGAACTTACGAGTACGTGCAGTTACAGACTGTTGCTCGATAGTGAAGCTAACTTCAGGAATACTCGAACCAGCAAGACGCTCACCAGCAGATACGAAGTACTGCGGACCAGCGATACCAGAGTTTGGGAAGTTCGCAATACGAGAACCGGCAGTCATCGCTGACATGTTTGCATTGCTTTCGGAGATAGCGAGACTATCAGTGCGAGCTTTGCCATTGCCGTCAAGACCGGAAAGACCGGAAAGAGCGAAGCCAGCAGAACCAGCAGCGGCAGCTGCGGAATCTAGAGTACCAACATTGCTTTGAGCCCCTGCGATACGACCGCCATATACCATACGGTACTTGGAGTAGACTACATCAGAGACAGCATTGGAGTCCATGTCCTTACCGGCACGGTTATAACCTAGGTAGAAAATCTGAGACACAGGACCTTGCATAGGCTGTACACCACAGATTTTGTTAGCAATTAGTTCCGGGAAGACCCGGCGGACGAGAGGAAATGCGAACTTCTGGAAAGTACCGAGGTTACCCACAGTTGTTGCCTCTTCAAGAGTACCAGACTCACGAGCGTTCTCTGTAAGAATACTCTTGGCTTGGTTCTCCAAAAGAACGGCAGTCATCTGACGAGTAGAGTCATCGGTGATTCCTTCCAGGATTGGCTCCCACTTCTCACATAAAGATTCATTAAGATTTGAATTTAACATAATTTTTTTGTTTTAGCCTTTCAGGGCTTCCTGCTTTGACAGGTTGATTACGTCTTCGGTGAGGAAGATGTTGTTAGCCGCTTCAGGAGAAGGACGGCTCGAATCGGTTTCGTTAGTAATTACAACGGCAGCTTCAGAAGATTTAAATGGTAGTTTAGCACTTTCAGTCAACTGTTCGTTTGCTTCGTTCAAACTCTCTACTTTGTCAAAAAGCAGAGTGTTTTCTTGAAGAGAGTTAGTCAGCTGTTGGTTTACAGCGGTCAGGCTCTCTTGGAGTTCATCAAGCTCTTGGGCTTGTTTGGCGATTTTAGAATCAACGTCGGAAGTTTCTACCTCAGCAGCGACCATGGCACGGATGCTCTCAAAGATTCTGTAACCGCGAAGAATTTCATCATCAGACTCAACCTCTTTTTTGGCTACTTCCTTTAGGTCAGCTATTTTGGTGCGAAGGAAACCACTTACTTTGGTCTCCATCAGCTTAACTTCCGCAGTAACTCTTTCTTCGACAGCCTCGTTAACCATCTTCAAAACCTCTTGAAGACCGGCTTCGGACAAGCTATCGGGGAGTAGTTTGGCAATTTTTGTTAGTTTATCGTTCATAGAAATTCTCCTACTGTTTATATCTACTGAGTTTACGAAAAAAAATCGTTAATTTTCATCTAAAAGTCTACGTAAGGCGGTTAAGTAAACTCTCTCTTCTTGTAGTTTTTGTTGGTAATCTAGGGATGCGTCCCTGTTCTCCATTAACTGCTTATGCTCGACTAGTGATGGAAATGCGTTTTGGCAAGATGGGTCAGCTACCATATCCCAAGTAATCATACGTAGATTATCTTGGACCATGTAAGCATCCTCCTTCATATCATGCTCAACGCTACCAGTAGCGCGGGAAGAAATACCAATACGTACACCAGCTTTAGCTAGTTCTTGTAGGATTCTTCCGGAAGGGGTATCGAGGAATTCAGCTTCTCCAATCAAGGCATTACCTTCCATTTTTAAATTCGTAATGATATGAGAGACATTCGAAAGATGTACAATCTCATCATTAGGGTGGTCTAGTTCACCGCATAGACGCCGCTCACTTAAAAGAGGTTGTAGTTTCTGTACTTCTCTCTCCAACAACTTTCTTTCATAAATTCGACCATTGCCGTTCTTCTTCTCAGCTTCGCTGAAGATACCACGCACTTTCATGGTCTTAGTCCCCTTACCTTCACTTAGAATTTGTAGGGGTTGGAAATCGTTGAAGTCTCTGAGTAACATTAGGCTTTTAGATAGGATAAGAAGCTGTCTGTAGCTTCGGTTTTCACTTTTCTCTTAGTGCGTTTTTTAGGGGCAGGTTCTTTGTAATCTTGTCCAGGCAATTTAACTTTCTTAGCGTCGCCTTTAGCTCCACCAGCCATATTAACTCCGATACTTCCTACGCTCGTCATTTCTTGAATCTTTTCGATTATCCTTTTGGCTTCCGAAAGAATTCGAAGCTCCGTTTCAGTAAGTTGAAGAGTTTGCGTAGGGGCGGGAGAACTAGTTTGAGTTTCAGTAAGAGTTTCATTTTTAGGGGTTTCGTCTGTAATACCCATTAACTGATTTCGCTGGAAGTCAGTCATCTCCAGCAATGTATCGTTAGGGTTCATAGACGGTATAGATGCTTGGTGTCCCTGTACAGGGTCATAAGGATTCTTAGTGGGGTCCGTTAAGGCTCCACTAAGAATCTCATCAGCCATCTGTGAGTATGATTTACTCATTATTTATTACCGTGCGCAGCAGCAGCGGCATTGGCTGCTTTCTTGCTTGCGACTGTTTGACTAGGGTCGGTAATAGGATTCTTTTTGTCTAAAGCTTTTGCTTTTGCCTTTCTTTTTAACTCAGTGGCTTTTTCTACACCTTTAGGCGTAGAGGGGTCGAGGTTTTTAAGCTGACGCTGAAGACGACTTTGAGGGGTCTCTTCAGCAGGGGCTTCCTTGGATTCCTTCTGGTTCTGGACTGGACGTACTTGACCGTCTTTTTTGTTCCTCAAACTGGCTTGCACGTACTTGGGATACTTCTCCTTGACGGCGGCGTGGTGGTCCATTTCTGCGTCGCTTCCACGACCATAATTCTTTCTTATTTTGGCTGCGTACGCGTCAGCTTCACTGTGGTCCACTTCTGCTTCATCAAGCTTGATAAAGATTTCTTCGCCAAAATCATAGATGTCGCCTAGAGAGAAAGGAGCCTCTTCAAAACGAACTTCGTTGATAAAAAGGTCAGCGTGGCTTTCGGCCAGGCCCACACGCGGCCCAACCTCGATAGCCTTCAAAAATAAATCACCTTCGATTTCAAAAACTTCATCGTCAAGAGCAAAGACAGAGCCATCCCATTCGTATAGAGTAGGCATGTCATAATTTTCTTCAACTTCGGCTTGTGGAGCGGCAGACTCGTTAATCTGCTCAGGAACTTCTCCCTTCTTAGGAGTGTAGCCCATACTTTCTAAGACCATATTGCGCAGGTCATCAGTCAGACTGGCTTGACCACAAGTGTTATTTTCGTTTACGATGTACTTCATAATATTTAAAGAGGGGGTTTCCTCTAGTTATATCTAGAGAGGTTTAGTGAAAATCTATTGTTTTTTCGGCAAGACTTTTTGTTTCATCCACTTACGTCCGCGTTTGGACATAAAAGGAACGAGGACAAACAAAATTAAATACCACCAACCTAGCTCTGAAAGTAGGTCAGTAATTTTTTCTATAAGCTCTGCCTCTGAGCCGGGGGGAGCGTTACCATGTTTTGCAGCCTCTAAAGCTACTTCCTCACTTACTTCTTCCTCAGGAAAAACCGCCTGTGCCGTTGCGACTCCAATAGCGGCACCAGTTGCGGCACCACCTGGACCTGCTACAGCGGCTCCTCCAGCCGCGCCAACCGCGCCTCCTGCAATCGGAGCTAGTATAGAACAACCTACACAGAATCCCAGAAGAACGAAAGCGGCAAATTTTATCAAAATACAAATACTCCAGCCAGAACTCCTAGACCAAACATGAATAAAGATTTCCAGTTTTCTAGAATGAGTGCGTTAACGTTGTTTAAAATGGTTTTCCACATAATGTTATTATATAGGTTAAAGGGTATTAAAATCCAGGGAAACTTATAGGGGTAACGTACCCTCTTATCCAAGTACTCATATATTCCTGGGATAGTGTTGCGCCAGTGGTTCTTTGTTGGAAAGTGCCGTTCGCTTGTAGAGGTAATATTACCTCGTTAGTATCCCAATCTTCTCTACCTGCCCTGTTGTCACCACCCGGACCTGCCCTCACTACTCTTATATCCCCCGAACCGCCTTTTAAGTGACCTATAGGTTGACCCCTATCGTCAGCGGATACTTCGCAATGAATATAAACAGCAGTAGCATTAGCAGGAACTCCATATTCTTGAGGGTTAACAGTTCTCCAGGAGGACCCGGTACTAGCTACAAATTTTTCTTCTGGTAAGAAGTGCATTTGAGAGCCTTGACCCCCTCGCAGTGCATCTTCTAACATTTCAATACGTGCACCTAAATCGTTTATGCTAGGTTGGTTTAAGGCTTTAGCGTGTTCCTCAGTAACGAAAGGATTTCGGAGGCTAGGTTTGAGCGCTCCTACTATCGCCTGTCTTTCCGGGTAAGTAAGTTCAGCAGTTCTGAAGAATGGTCTAATATCCTTTAGATATTGTTCTGGAATTGGATTTCCTTCTACGTGGCTTTGTGGAACAAAAATATATGCTACGGGCAGGAAGAAGTTTCCATTTTTGTTGGACCTCCCCAAATCATTGAGGCTCTGAGCAATCTCCCCATTATCCAACATGTTTCTGGCGAAGTTTACGTTCACCACATCATCGGGAGCGGG